ACGCTGCTACATCAGTATGTAGAATACATTGCTAATCGCAGACTCAAGGCACTTGGATACAATGCAATTTTCGATGCACCAGTTAACACAAATCCGCTACCGTGGACACAGCATTGGTTAAGCTCAAACACACTACAAGTAGCGCCGCAGGAGACAGAAGTAGAATCATATATTGTAGGCGGTATTAAACAAGACGTAAATAATGACATGTTAAAAGGATTTAAATTATAATGTTAATCGAAACACCATACAAAACTGGTGACACTGTATCATTAAAGCTCACCGGTGGTGAAGAAGTAGTTGGCAGATTCGATAGTGAAAATGCAGATGGTGTGACACTATCAAAGCCAATGATGCTAATCATGCAAGGACAAGGCTTAGGTCTAGGTCCGTTTATGTTTAGCGCTAGTCATGATAGTAAATTTACTTTGAAAAGCAGTGCCATTACCTGTATTGTAAAAACTGAGAAAGATTTAGCAAAACAGTATGTAAGCTCTACAACTGGCATTGCCTTGCCGTAGAAAGGACAAAATATGAACATTGTAATATGGAGTAGAGACCATTGTGGATATTGCGAATCTGCAAAAAAATTATTGCAGTCAAAAGATATATTGTATACTGAAAACAAAATAGGAAAAACACATACCCGGGAGCAGCTCCTAGAAGCAGTACCTGAGGCAAAAACACTTCCACAAATTTTTATCGATGATAAATTAATCGGAGGATATGTTGAACTAAATAATTTTTTTAAGGATCAGGCATAATGAATTTACATGAACAGATTGTACAAGAGTTTAATAATTATATCAAAGAGGCAGAATTATTCGAAGAAAAACAAGTAAAGGCAGCAGCCGTAAGGGCAAGAAAGGCATTAGGCGAACTTTTTAAACTAACAAAAGAACGCCGAAAAGAAATACAAGAGCATAAAAAAGACATATAATCCGACTGTAAATCGGATAAATAACACACACTAACTAAATAATTTAGTTTTTAAAACGGAGGGAAAACCTATGAAAACTATTATCGCAACTACAGCAGCAGCAATGGCTGTAACTGTAGCAGGTGCAGCAAGTGCACAGGAACTAGGCGGCGGAAGCATGATTTCTCCATACGCTAGTTTTGAATACACAACTACTCCAGATGCTACTGTAGCTGGCGACTGGTTCGGTGGTGACAGAACAATGGCTGCAACACTTGGTGCAACTGCTGCTCTACCAATGGACCTAAGCTTAGACGCTTCTGTAGGATTTGAGAACGATGACTGGGATTTTGATTATGAAATGTCTGGCGTAAGCATTGGCGTATCATACGAAATGGCTAACGGACTTGTACTTTTCAGCAACACAGACTTTGATGCTGACCTAGACCGTACAGCTACCTCAATCGGCGCAAAGTGGTCATTCTAAAATAAATTTCAATTGACTTTTTAAAACTGCTCCTTTATACTATTAAACAGTTAGAGGAGCAGTTTTTTTATGACTATGCATCTTGTACGTGGTATGAATACCACTAATACAAAAAATCGTAAGACACGTGGTCTTACTAAACATGATCGCGAAGCGGCAGCTGCACATGACAAATGGCTGCGCAAGATGGGCACACACCCCGATCAACTAAAGTCCCGCAAAAAGAAGCCAGTCAACACACTTCCATTTGAGCGTGATCGCAGTCACGAACGACAGGGCAATAAAGCACCAAGTATGGGCACAGGTGCTGGCGGCCATGCAGCTCCTGCACAGCCAAAAACATACAATGGTGCCCGTAAGCTGCTTGGAATTGCTACTATGCATAAGAGCAATATGGTTCCTGTGTTCAGCCAAGAAGACGCTGCTGAAATTTCTAAGATGCGCAGAGGTTGACAACTCAGCCTAGTGGTGCTACTATAATACCATAACAAAAGCAAAGAGGTTATACAAATGACTGAATGGTGGGTAGTGAATGTTTCTTGGTTGCAAATTGTAAGTAAAGAAACCTGTCCGGGTAATGCTGCTGAACTGATGATGGTTCTAAAAGAAATGAATCCTGATACTCGATTTCTTATTAAAGAGGTTGAAATGTCGAAGAGACATATGCCCCTTCTTGACGTGTTAAAAGAGGTTGACTAATGATTTACCATTTAACCGGACGTACTAAAAAAGGCAAGCAACGGATTAAGCAACACGGCACACAGTGGCTCGTTGTTGAAAAGCGCAAAGGCACTTTTGGCGATGTACTTCTTAGATCAGTCGAAACCAATGATCTACGTTGGTTGACTGAAGACTTCTTTGTTGAAAGGATCGAAGACAACACTGTTGCCAAAGATGAAGTTGAAGAAGAATTAGGATATGTTCTTCCTGGAGAACTTAAACCACATGAGCGTAAGGATACTAGATCATGATTACCTTAGCTATAGAAATAATTACGATAATTTTTACATTGTTGCCTTGGATTATCGGAGCGTATTTTTTGTTTCCGGGTGTATTCAAAAATATTTTCAGTAAGGTGAAAGAACTTTATCACAATGCTTATGTCCAAAGAGAAAATACACGCCGTCGAGCATTATTAGACGAAATGAAACGTTTAGGATATGATAGAGAAAATATGACATATGAAGATTTAGATAAATTGCAAGCTCTTTTAAAAGAAGAGTTTCCAGTTTTGTACAAATAGATGGAATAAATATAGTATGTGGTTTGGAATTTTAGTTTTAATTACGGCACTTAGTATTAGTTCGGTTGCAATTTGGTATTCTGTTGCAGGCTTGGTTGCAATCTTTGCAGCGGCAGCTATTCCTATTATTATTATGGGCGTAGTGTTAGAGGTAGGTAAACTTGTAACAGCAGTGTGGCTACATAATTACTGGGGCAGGGCAACTTGGTGGTTGAAGCTATATTTGTCTAGTGCAGTGTTTGTGCTTATGTTCATTACTTCTATGGGTATTTTTGGTTTTTTATCAAAAGCTCACATTGAACAAACAGCAGCAAGTGATCAAAGTTTTGCACAGATTGAAAGACTTGAACTGAAAATTCAAGCTGAACAAAGCATCATTGATACAGCAAATCAACGTATTACTCAATTAGAAACCACTGGTTCTACAGGTCAGCAAAACATTCAAAATCAAATTGAAGTTGAGCAGCAACGTATCAATGCTGCACTAGCAAGAATTCAACCACAAATCGACGAACAACAGGCAATTATCGCCAGTAAGTCTCAAAGCATCGAAGATCAAATTTCTCGTATTGATGCAGAACTTGTCAAATTAGAAGGACATTTGAGCAACGGTGAAATTGCACTTGCACAAACTATGATTGGTGTGTCAGCTGACGGACGTTGGGGTACACGTAGTCAACGAGCAGCAGCAGAATGGCAAGAAGCAAAAGCAGAAGATAGATCAAAGTTACTTACAAAACTTGAGTTTGTACCTAATGATCCAATTGTTACAAATGCAAGACGTGAAATTGACAGAATTAGAAGTAGTGTTCAAGCGGAAATTGATAGATCTAATCAATTAATTACAACTTACAGTGAGCAACTTGCAACTAGTGATCAAGCAAACTTATCTGCATTGATATCCGAGCAGCGTGTGCGTATCAATGAAGCGAGCGACGAAATAGATAAGCTTACTGATGAAAAATTTGAACTCCAAAGTGAGTATCGCAAGTTAGAGGCCGAAGTTGGACCGATTCGATACATTGCAGAATTTATATATGGAGAAAATGCAACACAGAATCTTTTAGAAGAAGCTGTGCGTTGGGTAATTGTTATTATTATCTTTGTGTTCGATCCGCTAGCAGTTCTATTGCTTATTGCATCTCAGTATACTTTTAACTTTGCTAGAGAAAACAGAGCTCAAAAAAAAACTGAAAAATTAAATGAAGAAGACAACAAAGAAACTATTGACCAAGTCAACGAGACAACGGAGATCAGTGATTCGGATGATGAAGTTCAAGCAAAAGAAGTAAATCCGCACGTAGGTAGTTTATTTTCTGATTTTCAAGACAGTCTTGAAGACGCAGTTGAGAAAGAAGAAGGCAAAGAACCCAGCGTACAGGTTCATGAAGTTGAAGTAGAATATGACAAAGATGGCAATCCTATTCCTTTAGAAGAATTTGCAGAAGCACATCACAAAAAAAAAATTATAGGATCATCGGCAGAATCAAAACGACTAACTCTTGAAGAGATAGAATACTTAGAAGAAAATGACGATAATTGGAACCAAAATAAACGTGCATGGAAAGCAGAACATCCTGATAACACTTTGAAGGAATATAAGACTGCTTACCTAAGACAAAAAATTGATTATCTTCCGTGGGATCCTGAACACTATGAATACAAACAAAACGATGAACAAAACGAAAATTCAATTTGGAACAAAATAAGAAATGGAAATCGCAGTAGCGACACCACCTGACAAGATTTATGATGATAGTATCAAACTGCTTTTGATTTATCCTAGAGCAGAAGTGAAAAACTTGTTAAGTGAGTATTTAAAAACTGTGGATGAAAATATCACAGTGTATATGTATGAGCCGCAAGAGCATGATCCTGATTGGCTTATGTCATGTATCGATCAGAGTAATCTTGTGTTTTACGATATGGATAATTCTGATCCACAAGTAAGAGTAATTGATGGATATATTTTATCTAAATCAAATACATACTGGTTGACACAAGGTAACAATGTATTTTATACTATGCTTAGTAGAAAGCAGCTATATAGTTATGACCAATTAATTGAAAAGATAGGAGGTTTAATTGTCCCGTAATAAACATATAGAATCTTATGCCAGAGAAGTGTTACACAAAAAAGGCATGCAGGTTGTTGTAAAAAATAATGACTTTGGTGGAGCAGCACGTAGGTTCAAAAAGCGTGTTCAAGAAGAAGGCATTATCCAAGAATTTAGACAGCGTAAAGAATTTATTAAACCCAGTCAGGTGCGCAAACGTGAAAAAGCTGCTGGTCGTGCTCGACATCTTAAAAAACTTAGAAAAGATATTGCCCAACGGGGATTCTAATGCACTTAGAAAATGATGTAAAACTAGATTATAAAGACGTGCTGATCCGTCCTAAGCGTAGCCGTCTTACTTCTCGTAAAAATGTTACTATGGAGCGTAGCTACAATTTTGTAGGTGCAAAAGGCGCTCGTATTAACGACTATGATTACAACGGCGTTCCTATCATGGCTGCTAACATGGACGGTGTGGGAACATTTGAAATGGCTCGTACTTTGAGCAACCATAAAATGTTTACTTGTTTGGTAAAGACTTACTCAGCAGAAGAACTGGCCGATTTCTTTTCAGAACCGCAGCCTTACGTGGCAATGAGTATTGGTATCGGTGATGCTGATTTGGATAAACTTGAGCAAGTACATCAAAAAGTTTTAGACAAATTGCAATTCGTTTGTGTAGATGTAGCAAACGGTTATACAGAACGTTTTGTAGAATTTATTAGACACCTACGTGAAACTTATCCTTTTAAAACTATTATTGCTGGTAACGTAGTTACAGCAGATCAAACACAGGAGTTAATTCTAAATGGAGCTGATATTATCAAAGTCGGTATTGGTCCTGGTAGCGTCTGCACTACTAGGATTCAGACTGGGGTGGGATATCCGCAGCTTTCTGCAGTCATGGAATGTGCCGATGCTGCTCATGGTCTTGGTGGACATATTATTGCTGATGGTGGTTGTACGACTCCAGGCGATGTAGCCAAAGCATTTGCTGCGGGTGCAGACTTTGTAATGCTCGGCGGGATGCTAGCTGGCCACGACGAAGGCGGCGGCGAAGAAATCTTTAAGTACGTGCATAATAACGAATATTACTATATGAAAGAAGACGAAGTTTATAAGCCGGTTATCGAACGTAAAGAGTTTCGTAAGTTCTACGGAATGAGTAGTCAAACTGCAAACAAAAAGCACTTTGGCGGGCTCAAAGATTACCGTTCGTCAGAAGGTCGTACTATTCTTGTGCCCTACCGTGGCCCAGTAGAAAATACCGTACAAGATATTCTCGGCGGTATTCGAAGCACTTGCACGTATGTAGGAGCAGAAACCCTCAAGCAACTTAGTAAGTGTACAACCTTTGTGCGTTGCACACAAACACACAATGCAGTATACGAAAAAAATACTATCGGGAATTGACAAACGCTGTGATTCCATGTATAAATAATAGTGAGCGCCGAAAAGGGCTCACTATTATATCTTGCTTATAAAGGAGATAAAAATGACAAGATACACTACTCTCGACTTACCACAACTCCACCGTGCAACTATTGGTTTTGATAGAATGTTCCGTGAAATGGACAGAGTGTTCGAGAACTCAAAAACTACTTCATATCCGCCATATAATATTGTCAAAGTGACAGACGATGAATTTGTTATCTCTGTTGCTGTTGCAGGTTTCAGTATGGCTGATCTAGATATTACTTTGGAAAAAAATGTACTTACAGTACAAGGTACTTCACCAGAAACCAACGGCGAAGTAGACTATTTGCACAAAGGTATTGGTTCACGCAATTTCACTAGAGAATTTACTCTTGCTGACCATATTGAAGTAGAAAGTGCATCACTTGAACTGGGTATGCTTAACGTTCATTTGAAGCGTTATGTACCAGAAGAACTGCAACCTAAAAAGATTGCAATCACCGAACCCAATCTAATTGATGGGTAATAATAAAAGGGGGAGCAATCCCCCTTCACCTGTAGCTAAATACTTAAAAGAGGCATTCAATGACTAAAGCAAAAGTGAGCATTAACGAAACTATTTCAACTAACCCTCCTATTCCTTCTAAGTTTAAGGTTTATGTGTTTGACAACGATACTACACCAAGAAATCTAGTAAAAGAAATACTTTTAGGTATTTTCCATCATACAGATGAAAGTGCAGAATCATGTATTGAAGAAATAGAACGTGAAGGTATGGCTGCTGTGGGTAATTACACATTTGAAGTAGCAGAACAAAAAATTCTAGAGTGCGTTTTAATTAGTAACAATTCAGGA